CCGTATGTTCAAACCTTAGAATTATTAATCATGGCTACAGTTCTATCGGGTACTTCGGGAGCGTTATACTATTCTCCTGCTGGTACAAGCGTAACAACTCTTACAGCAGCAGCTTTTCCTTCATCAGGAGGAAACATAACTGTTGGATCTCAGTTGGGTTACAGAGTAAATGACACAGTAACACTTACATATCCAGCAGGATCTACAGTAACTAACTGTATTCCAGCAGCAGATTATTTTGTAAAAACTTATGATGCTTCAACTGGTGTTATGACTGTTTCTGCAACAGCAGGAGGAGCAGCAGTAACAGCTTCAGCATCTCCTACTTTTGTTGCTGGAACATTTGCGAGCATTACATTTACAGCACCATTAGTTGTTGGATCTGTAAGAGAATGGAGTTTTGAAATAACCAGAGCAGAAATTGACGTAACAAGTATTGGTCAGACTGTTACTCAAACTGCACCATTTAGAACCTTCATCTCAGGTTTTGCTGATGGTAGTGGCTCTGCTAGTGTTTATTCAACAGATGATGACACACTTTTATCCAGTAGAATGGTTGAAGACGTTATTCAACGTCAGCAAGCTGGTGCAAAGGTAAGATTATACATTGATCGTCAGATGAGTGGTGCTAACGTAGATCAAAACGCAAGTAGATCAATTTTGGCAGATATTATTCTTACTTCTGCAAGTTTCAATGTAAACCCAGACGATGGACAAGTTGTGGAGATAGCCTTCAGACCAAGTGCTGCTCCATCATTTGACTTATCTAAAACAGCTTAATTAAATTAGCATAACTTAACGAACCTCAGAAAATCTGGGGTTTTTTCATGTTTTGCATTAGAATATCAATATATTGATTTTATTTTATGGCAAGCAATCTATCAGCATTGGATCGTTTAAGAAAAGCTGCAAATCTTGAACCTGTAAAAAAAGAAGTTGAATTATCTGATGGTTCTGTTTTTGAAATGTATGTAACACCATTAACTATGGCAGAAAGAGAAAGAGCACAAAAACAAACTAATAATGATGCAAATAATTTTGCCCTTCAGTTATTAATGCAGAAAGCCTTAGATGAAAATGGTAACAGATTATTTAGATCTGGAGAGGTTGATGTTTTAAAAAATGAAGTGAAAGATAGTGATCTACAAAAATTAATGCTTGCTGTTATTAATGAAGATGAGGAAGAAATTGACCCAAAAGACTAACTGCTGAATTAAAAAAAGATAATTTAATGATGTTACAGTTTGGAATTGCAAAAGAGTTAGGAAAAAGTCTTGTAGAGATAAAAAATATGACAATCGAAGAGATTATAGGTTGGAGTTCATATTTTCAAATAATTAATGAAGAGCAGGAAAAAGAATTTGAAAAAGCAAAACGAAGGAGATAAGCTAGAATAAAGTTACATTTTGTTTTTAAATCGTGGCATATAAGGCCGATATACAATTAGCTGTTAAAGGTCTTAGAGAGTTAAGAAGTCTCAATATTCATTTAGATAGAAATGGAAAAGCAGTAGATAGAAGTATAGAAAAAATAATGAAGTATAACAGTGTGACTAGAAGTCACTTTGTTCCTACTTTAAATAATTTAAGTTCAGCATTAGCTAAAGCTCAAGCAAACTTTGACAAAGCAAATATATCAACTGTACAAGGAATAAAAGCAGCAGAAAACTTAGCAAAAGCTGAGAAGTTAGTTAATGCTGAATTAATAGCAAGAAACTCTTTAATGGGCACTGTAAGAGGAAGAGCATTTGGGCCACAAGAAGCTACAAGAGTTGATAAAGATGTAGCTAGAGCACAACAGACAAAAGATTTAGTGCAATTGAATGAAGCCTTGGCAAAATTAGAAAATAAAAATATTGATCAAAAAGCAAAACAACTTGAGTTACAACAAAAAAATCGTAAAGAACTAAAGTCTGAAGTTAGTGCGATTACAAACAAAAGGAAAATTTTAGCTAACAACAATAAATTAAGAACTGAAGAATTTAGAACAGCAGGAAAAATACAAGAACGTGAAATGAGAATAAGTAAGATTTTAGAAAAAAATGCAAAATTTAGAAACAGTTTTCGAGGAAGAACACAAAGAGCTATAGCTGGTGGAAGTAGAGAAAATTTAGATATAAGAAATCAAGCAATATCAAACGCATTAATTGGTGGAGCTTTTCCTCTGTTATTCGGTCAAGGTGCTGGTGCATCTGCTGGTGGTGCTTTAGGTGGTGCTGCTGGTGGTTTACTAGGTGGACAATTTGGTTTTGCGTTATCTCTTGTAGGTACTCAGATAGGTTCTATTATTGATACTTTTGTGTCTGGCACGGCTGAATTAGGGAGAGCTATAGGGCCATTTGCACAAGATACACAAGCAGTAACTACAGCATTAGGATTACAAGGATCAGCAGAAGAAGCTCGAATAAAATTAATAGAAGAAACACAAGGAAAGACAGCAGCTTTTAATGCTTCAATGAGATTAATGGCAACTGAAATAGGCCAAAGAGGTGTAGATTCTTTAAAACAATTTGGGGAAAATACAAGATTATTAACAAGTTCATTTACTTTAGCAATAACAAAATTACAGGCATTTGCAGCAGGAATAGCAAACTTTATTGCAAGAATTACTGGATTAGAGGAGTCATTAGAAGCTGGAGCAGCTACTAGAACAGTTAAGGCAGCAGCAGGGGAAGGCAATGTAGAAGCACAAGCTCTAGTTGATAGAAGAAAGGCTGCTGAATCACTGAGAAGTAGAGGAGCAGAGGGCAGAAGAAGGAAAGCTCTTTTAGATGAAATTAGTGCTGAAGAAAAAATATTTGCAATAAGAAGAAATACATCAATAGAGGTAGATAACTTAACTCAAAAATTTGATGCTTTAGGAGTTTCTATAAAAACAGAAGCAGAAGAAACAAAAAGGATTGCTGAATTAAGAAAACAAGGATTGAATCCAGCATTAGCTAAAACTATTGCTGGTATTGAAACGGAGGGAAAATTAGCTAAAGATAATTTACAGGTTGAAATTGATAAAATAAGGCAAAAACTTACTGCTACTGGAGAATTAACTGAAAAAGATCGAATAAGATTAGAAGAATTAGTAAAAGGAAAACAAGCTATAGATGGTCAAGTCAATAGTTTATCGGAAGCTGCTGAAGCAACAGATAAATTAAACGAAAAAACTAAGGATATGAAGTCTAATTTTGAAATGATTGGTCAATCTATTGCTTCTGGTGTTAGCGATAATATAACTGCTGCTATACAAGGAACAAAAACTTTAGGAGAAGCTGCAAAGTCAATATTAAATGATTTAAGTTCCACACTTATAAAACTTGGTGTGAATACTATTTTAGGAGGTATTGCCCCTGGTATTTTTGGTGGCTTGCCAATGTTAAAGTTTGCTAGAGGTGGTCGACCTCCAACAGGTAAAGCATCTCTTGTAGGAGAAAAAGGCCCAGAACTATTCGTACCAAGGAGATCAGGAACAATAATTCCTAATGATAAATTAGGAGGAGGTAGTACAAATATAAATGTAAATGTAGATGCTTCTGGATCGTCTGTTGAAGGTGATTCGCAGCAAAGTAAAGACCTTGGCAGGGCTATCTCAGCAGCGATACAATCGGAACTATTGAAACAAAGAAGACCTGGAGGTTTATTAAGATAATGGCTACTTTCCCTGACTACAATCCTGTTTTTTCTGCCAATAAAACTGATATTACTAATACTAGAACAGTTCAGTTTGGTGATGGATATCAACAAAGATTTACTTTTGGCATAAATCAAAAGGCAAAGCAATGGAGTCTTACATTTAATGTTGATAATGAAGATGCAATTGAGATTGAAACATTTTTAGAAGCAAGAAAAGTTGATGGTGCTTCTTTTGATTGGTCTCCACCAGATTCATCTACTACTTTTAAATGGATATGCCCTTCTTTTACTAAAGAAGTATTTAGCTTTGATAGAAATAGAATAAACGCAACATTTACACAAGTATTTGAACCCTAATGGCAAATCCTATATCTGAAACCCAAGCAATAAATCCTGGGTCACTTATAGAGTTATTTGAACTAACAACAGATGCGGCTTTGCATGGATCTGCTACCACATATAGATTTCATGCTGGTACGAATGAGGTAAATAATGGAAATATTATTTGGGATGGAAATACTTATATTGCAATCCCAATGGAAGCTGATGGATTTAAATATGCAAATGGTCAATTACCTAGACCTACATTGACGATCAGTAATGTTACTAATGTAATTACTGCGATCTTGTTAAACGTAAATCAAGTAACTCCTGGGAATGATCTTACTGGTGCGATAGTAAAGAGAAGAACAACTTTAGCTAGGTTTCTAGATGCTGCAAATTTCGATCCTGTGGCGACAACAACTACTACAACTCAAACTGTAGCTGACCCTTCTGACGCTGAAACTGTCACATA